CGATAATTTCTGGGTCTCCAGCCTCCTCACTTAAGAGTTAAATCTAGGTGTTCGAGGATACAAGCTGCCTTACAAGGCAGCCCTAACCATCCACAAACGAGGTGATGTACAATGTCTAGTAAAGCTGCAAACCAGATTACTAGCAGGGAGCGTATCACTGACCGTGATATTGATCTCTGCATGAACCGGCTGATCACAGCGGTTACAGACGACTTGGGCCGGCCATTCGTGGCAGGCGGGTGTCGCAATTTCCGTTCGGTCATAAGTGACTTTTCTCCGTTACAGAGTAAGGATGAAAGCACTCGTGAGTCCGCGACATTCGCTCGTGATTATCTTATATCTAACCTCCTGGATAGATTTATCTATTCGGCTGAGCTCCGTGAAGGTGATGCCCGCGAGGCGTTGGCGAGGGAGAAATTCCTCCTCAACATCCAGCGCGGATGCTACTATAACGAAGCTGTTCTGCAACTCGACGAGTGGACGGAGACTATCATAACCTCCGCTGCTACTAAGATCGCAGATTTGTTAGGTGACCTGGATATCGATGAGGTATTCCGGTTAAGTGTTCACGGTCCAAACGCTACCCGAGGAGTCAAGTGGGCTGATGCCTATCAGGGCACCAAATTCACTAGCTTCGACGGTACGTCCGGTGCACAGGATCTATTCTGGAATCACTACCTTCCTCGGTCAACAACCGAGGCAGAGGAACTGTGGGCGACTCTCATCGCCTACGATATCCAGGATAGTGTCGATCCCGTCCCCGGGAACATCATGTCCTTCGTCCCGAAGAACTGGAAAATCTATCGCACAATGTCGGCTGAACCTACATTAAACATGTATTTCCAGCTAGGTGTTGGCTATGCTATCGCCCGGCGCTTAAAACGCGCAGGTATCGTATTAGAGAGCCAACCTGAGTGCCACAAGGCACTGACATTGATCGCTTCCGCTTTCCCGGAAACGGGGATAGCGACGGTTGACTGGTCCGAGGCCTCCGATCGAATCTGGGTCGCCCTTGTGGGGCGGCTCTTCGTCGGTGCACCGGATTGGTACCAGTTGCTATTAGCATTGCGATCTCCGGTAACGGAGGTAGATGGCGAGCG